GCCTCCTACGCCAAAACTTTCTATCACAATAAACCCCAAGGGCCTCAAGGCTGAAATGAAAGAAAAGATCAAATATCTAAAATACGCTATAAGAGACTTAGATAGCCTTGTGGGAGCCAAACTGACTCGGACAAGGACTTTCGCCAAGTATTTAGATTGCCAAAACTTTTATACAGATTGCAGCCCAAGCGTGATCACGGGGCCTAGCTATAGCGATCTTATATCAAACACTAGCCCAGCCCCAGAAGGTTTCGACCCCGACCCTAACGCGTACTTTCCACCAGACATCTATTATATAGATAGAAAGTCTGGAGAAAACAAAAATACAGTAGAGTTTGAATTAGCTAGTCCATTTGATGTGCAAGATTTAAAATTGCCGGGTAGAGTAGTCACTGAGCAAAGCTGTGTTTGGATGTACAGAGGAGAGGGATGTTGCTACGAATATGATAGTCTCAAAAAGAAGGGTATAGGTGAAATACATTACTCCCCTAATAATTGCGAGTGCAAAGATGTAACTGCCAGTAATGGAGCACCGCCTCTTTACACTTCTAAGAATGAAAATATATCCACAGAGCTTGGCGTTAACGTCAATTTGCCATCACCAGTAGGCGGCGTTGCTCAACCTCCCCCATTATGGTTAAGGAGTGAAACCTACAGCAAGGGGGACGCTGTAAGAATAAATGTAAAAGGGATAAACTATTATTACGTCTCTAAAGATAACGGTAACTCAGGCAATCCCCCACCCAATTCAACGTATTGGTTCGCGGACGAGTGCTCAAAAACCATCAAAGGATGTAAGCTGAGGTGGGAAGACCCACTACCCATCGGAGCCTTTCCAACTTCTAGAAGAGGGGGTACGTCATAAACTTAACTACAGAAATTAAAACTCAAATTATTCAGCACGCTAGGAGTGAAGCGCCTAGGGAATGCTGTGGGTTTATATTGTCAAGCGGAGCGGTTTACAAAGCAGAAAATGTTTCCAGAGACGAAAACAGATTTACAATAGCTCCCGAAGAGTTTGTTGCGGCGTCAGCGCAAGGCGATATAAAAGCCGTGTATCATTCTCATCCAGTTACAGACCCAATTTTTTCTGAGTTTGATAAATTCAATAGCATATCCCATAATTTAAAGTATGTTCTATACTCCTTGAGAGATAATAGCTTTAGTCAATTCGATCCAAACCTTTCTACTTTCAACCAATACATAGGTAGAACTTTTGAGATAGGGAGCACGGACTGTTTTGCGCTAGTCAGAGACTTCTACAAACAAGAGCTAAACATAATTTTAAATAATTATAAAAGAGATGAGAACTGGAAATCCAATCTAGGAGACTTATTTGATAAACATTTTAAATCAGAAGGGTTTTACGAAGCAGGGCAACTCAATAAGTACGACTGTATTTTAGTAAGATTAAAAAAAGATGCGCCTTCAGCGCACATAGCGTTGTACGTAGGAAACAATTTAATATTACATCAACCAGAGAAGAGCTTTTCTAGAATAGAAGAATACTCCGATAAATATAAAAAATTAACCAGTCACATAATAAGGCATAAATCATGGACGTCAGTTTAACAAAAATAGTTTTGCATGGAAATCTAGCCGAGGCAACAAAGCAAAAGGAATACGAAGTTAAAGTAGATTCTTTTTCAGAAGCTTTGCATGCGGTAGACGTTTTATCCAAGCGTGAGTTCATCAAGAAGGTGGCTCAGAACGAAAAACAAAACATTAAGTACAAAGTTTTAGTAGATGAAGAGAATTTGCTGTCAAAGCCTCTAGGCAATCTAGACGATATAAATAACTCTGAAATTTTTCTCAAAAAGAAGATGAAAAGAATAGATATAGTTCCCGTGTTAGAGGGTGCGGGTGGTGATGAAAAAGACACCCTGCTGTTGGTCGGTGGCGCGTTGATGATTGGAGCGGGTATATATATGCAAAGCGGGCTGTTGGTGCAGCTTGGAGTGTTTGCCGTGTTAACGGGTTTAGCGAATATGATGGCAGAACCGCCAGAGTTTGAAGATTTTAAAGAGATACAGGGAGTCAACAAGAAAGAGTCTTACCTGTTTAATGGACCCGCTAACACTTACAATCCAGGCGGACCTGTGCCTTTGGGGTACGGCAGAATGATGTTGGGCTCTCTAGCAATAGCTTTTGAGCAGATAAATTATGATTGGCTAGTCTACAAGGGAGGCACTTTCAATCCAGAGCCAAGCAAACTTTACATACGCGATGTGGAGGCCGCTTCAAGATAAAGGTATAAAGTTATGTCACAAAAGTTTGGTCATTTAGGTTTGCATATGTTTACGCGCAACCACGCGCAAGTAGAAACTATTATCAACGAACTGGGCTTAGTAGAAGATAATTCCGAAGGCACGAAAAGCGTAAAGGTAAAAGGCGTTCATTACATAGACCCAATCGACGGGACTCCAGATGACGATACCGCTAGGTATATGACCTTAGCGAAAGCCGTTGTGGTGGACTTAATTTCTGAAGACGGCATAGAAGGGCTGGTAACTCACGAGTATGATTTCAACCAAGAGAAATCAAGGAAGGGTCTGATAGGGTACGCTGGAGCCACCGTAAGACAGTTAAACACCGACACAAATTTAGCCAAGCTGGCTTCTATATATTGGAATAAAACGCCTATTTTAGACCATCACAATGGAAAGTTTAATTTTACTGACGTAAATGTAATAACCGATCAAAACGCGGTAAGAACCTCTGGTTTAGCGTCAACCAAAGTAAGGTCGATCAACGAAAGGATAAGGGGTCAAGATGGAGGCACTGAAGCCAATGACAAATTCTATCAAGTAATAAACAAGTATTGCGATAAAATAGTCGTAGGAATTAAAGTTGGTAGGCTTGGAAGAATAGATAGGTATAGAGGCACAGCTAAAAACCCTAATGAAAACTACGGGGAATTGCTAGATTCAGCGGTTCATATTACTTTTTTATATAGACCATTATTTTCTAATAGAAAGGTCGATTTCACCTCTTACTATACCGAAGTTATAAGGGGTAGTTTTTCAACGCCTTACACTAGAGACTTTTTCATAAACCTAACAGATGAATTTACCCGTTATAATTCAGACGAAGGTTTTATAGGGTGGGAAATAAAGGTAATAAGGAATACGCCAGAACCCACAAGTCCAGACGTCATCAACGAAACTGTTATAGACACGATTACAGAGTATACGAATTGTACGCTCATGTACCCACAAAGCTTCGTTGTTAAAAACTCTTTTGATGCAGATACATTTAGCCAATTACCAGAAAGAATTTATGACGTAAGATTGCAAAAAGTTAGAATACCATCTAACTATGATCCAGTAACTAGAACATATTTTGAGAACTGGAACGGAACTTTTTCTGACGAGGTCACGGGAACAGATGTTCAATACGGTAAGTCTTGCACAGACTGGGAAAATCAAACCGGATGCACAGCCATAGGAAATAACAGAGCTAAAGGTTTATATTGGACAGACAACCCAGCGTGGTGCTTTTACGATCTGTTAACAAACAAGAGATACGGCTTGGGTAAATATATAGACGAAGTAACCATAGATAAATGGACACTTTACGAAATCGCGCAATACTGTGACGAATTAGTTCCTGACGGAAATGGCGGTCTCGAGCCCAGATTTAGCTGTAACGTTTTCATAGGCTCTAGAGAGGACGCCTACCAAGTCTTAAACGACATGGCCAGCATCTTTAGGGCAATGATATACTATCAATCAGGAAGTATATATGTCGTACAAGACAGCAAGAAACAACCACTGTTTTTATTCAATAATGCCAATGTAGAAAATGGAGACTTCAACTACACAACAACGAGCAAGCGCGTGCGCCACACCGTTGCCGTGGTCAGATTCAATGACAAAGATAACTTTTACCAGCCCGATGTAGAATACGTAGACGATCCTGACGGCATAAGAAGATACGGAATAAAAGAAAAAGAAATTACAGCCTTTGGCTGTTCTAGCAGAGGTCAAGCAAGGAGACTAGGTCAGTGGATACTAAACACTGAAAAGTTAGAGACTGAAACGGTAGCGTTTACAACCGGAATGGAGGGGTCACTTATAAGACCGGGAGACGTATTCACCGTTGCAGACAGTAATAGACTAATTAAACGCAGAGGGGGAAGGGTAAATACATTCACCAGAGTAAGCAATAATCAGTTCACAGTCCTTTTGGACGCAAAACTAGAAGCTCTCGACGCGAATAGAGACTATGAATTAACACTATCGGCGCCGTCTTTCTTTTATGATTCTAGTCAAGTAGAAATGGATGACCCCCAAAAATTTGGAGAATTAGACGCCCAGTTTATCAGGAACAAGCATGTACAAAAATTTACAATCACAAACTCAGTCGTAGACTA